ACTGGTCGGTCTCGCGTCGTACGAGGGTTACCGTGGCGAGGCGTACGTGCCCGTACCCGGGGATGTGCCGACTATCGGGTTTGGTACGACGCAGGATGTACAGCCTGGCGAAACGACAGATCCAGTGCGTGCGCTGATTCGGATGGGCGAGCACGTCAACCAAACCGAGCGTGAGATGCGCCAGTGCCTGGGTGATGTGCCGCTGCATCAGCACGAGTGGGATGCCTACGTGAGTCTGGCCTACAACATTGGCACGGGTGCGTGGTGCAGGTCCACGCTGGTGCGCAAGCTCAAGCAGGCGCCGCCGGATTACGCGGGCGCGTGCGCGGAGATCCGCCGCTGGGTGTACTTCAAGGGCGAGCGCCTTCAAGGATTGGTGAGCCGGCGCGAAGGCGAATACCAGCGGTGTATTGGTCAATGAGTCGTATCGCTCCGTACATCGTGCTGGCGCTGGTTATGGCGCTGGCCGTGGCGCTGCTTGGATGGCAGGGGGCCAACAACAGCCTGGAGCGTGAGCGCGTCGAGAGTGCGCGCTGGAAGGAATCATCCAACACACTGGGCAAGGCGCTGCAGGAGGTGGCCCACGAGCGGGACCGGCAGGAACAGATGGCCGTGGACGCGCTACGCCGCCAGGCCACGGACGCCCGGGCGCGTGAGCGTGCACAGTCCGAACTCGAGAGGTTGCAGAAAGACCATGAAGACCTTCGCGCGTATCTCCGTGCTTACGTGCCTGCTGCTGTTGCTGGCTGGCTGTGGGTCATGCCCGACGAAGACGGAGGTGATTCGGGAGAAGCCGCCGGTCTTCCTGCTGGAGCCGACGCCCAAGCCGGCTATCCCGACGTGAGCCATGAGCGCGCGTGGACATGGTGCAAGGACACGGACCGCGCGCTGGATGCCTGCAACGCCGACAAGGCGGCGCTCAGGCAGTGGAGGGACGGCAAGTAATGGATGAGCACATCAAGCACGGCGCTGACGCCCTGGCCGCAGGTATTACAGTCGGGGCACTCATGGACATGCTGCCTGCCGTAGCGGCCGTATTCACCATCGTCTGGACGTCTATCCGCATCTGGGAGACGGACACCGTGCAGCGGATGCTGGGGCGAAAATGAGCGCGCGTCGTCAAAATGCCACCGCTGCTACGGCGCGCACCAATCCGGTGCAGGGCGCGTCAAATTCCCGGCGCTCGGGGACCCTGGGGCCGATGGGCCTACCACGGGTCCGTGACAGCGCGGTTTTCGACAGTTTTTCAGGTTCCTAAGTTGTTGTTTATAGGCCATGCGTGAGCGTCAAAGGTCTAACCTCAAACCTCCCGCCGTCGAGGCGGGCGAATAAAGCCGAGGTTGCTGAGTTCTACGGGGTGTCCCTGCCGACGGTGGACGCCTGGATCCGGAAGGGAATGCCGGCTGTCCAGAAGGGAAGTAAAGGGATCCCATGGGTGTTCGACCTCTTGGAGGTCGTCCGCTGGAGGGAGTTAGGCGCATCCGCGGGAACGCCTGATGGTGAAATCGATCCGGATAAGCTCCCGCCGGCCGAGCGCCTGGCGTGGTACCGCTCAGAAAAAGAGCGCCGCGCCCTTCTGAAGGACGAGCGACAGACGCTGGATGCACCGGAAGTGGCCGAGGTTGTGGCTACTGCTTTTGCGGCCTTGGGCCAGGACCTGCGTGCGATTCAGGACCGCCTCGAGCGCCGTCGCGGCATCAGTGGCGAAACGGCGCAGGCGGTGGGCGAGGAAATCGAAGCGGCCATGGATGCTACGGCAACGCGGCTGCAGGCGCTCATGGATGCCGGCGCCATCGATGAGGTGGGCGAGGATGCGGGCGACGAGTGAGCGCGCATCGGTCCGTCGCATCGTGGCGGACGCGGCCGAGGCATTCCGGCCGCCGAAGCGGATGACCGTCGCTGAGGGTGCGCAGACCTACTTGGTGATCAACCAGCCGGGTGGGTACTCCGGCCCATGGGACCCGACCGAAACGCCGTACATGGTCTCTCCCATGAACGACCTGGCGAGTCGGGTGCACGAGGCAGTGTGCTTCGTTGGTCCCGCGCGTACCGGCAAGACCATGGGCCTCCTGGATGGGTGGATTGCCCATGCAGCCGTCTGCGATCCGGGCGACATGCTCGTGGTGCAGATGACCCAGGAGAAGGCGCGCGAGTATTCGAAAACTCGCGTGGACCGTGCCTTCAGGCACTCGCCCGATCTGCGCCGCCTGCTCAGCCCGCGCGCGAACGATGACAACACGCACGACAAGCTGCTCCGCCACGGGATGTGGCTGAAGATCGGCTGGCCGTCGGCATCGCAGTTATCCAGCTCGGATTACCGGTACGTTGCCCTCACGGACTACGACCGCATGCCGGATGATATCGATGGTGAGGGCGCGGCCTACGGCCTGGGGCTGAAGCGCACCCAGACGTTCCTCTCCCGTGGCATGTGCATGGTGGAGTCGAGCCCAGGGCGTGAGGTGCTGGACCCGAACTGGCGGCCGGCAAGCCCGCACGAAGCGCCGCCATGCACCGGGATCATGGGCATCTACAACCGGAGCGATCGGCACCGGTGGTATTGGCCGTGCCCGAACTGCAACGACTTCCACGAGGCGCGCCCTGGCCTTCAGCTGTTCGCTACCCTCCCGAGCGAGAAAGAGCTCCTGGAGATCGTGAGGACTGCCGATTTGCCGGCGCTCGCCGAAGAGCATGCCGTGATCTGTTGCCCGCGCTGCGGGACGCTGATCGAGGCGCGACACAAGCCGGCCATGAACCTCGCGGGCCTGTGGCTGGCCGAGGGTCAGGCGGTCAACATCGATCGCGGCGTGACGGGTGCACGACCGCGGGCGAGCATCGCCGGGTACTGGCTCGGCGGCGTGGCGGCCGCATACCAGAAATGGGACAGCCTGCTGCTGCGCTATCTGCAGGGCCTGCGCGAGTACGCGCTAACGGGATCGGAAGAGACGCTGCGCACGACCCTGAACACTGACCAGGGTGTTCCGTACATCTCGCGGGCTCGCCTCGAGGACGCCGGCGATGGCGCCGGTTTGCAGGCGCGTGCCGAGCCGGTAGAGCGCTACATCGTCCAGGACGGCGTCCGTGCGCTCTTTGCCGCAGTAGACGTGCAGAAGGGTCGTTTTGAGGTCGGTGTGATCGGGTTCGGCGTTGGCGCCGAACAGTGGCTCGTCGACCGGTACGCGATCCGAGACGTGAACCCGGCGTCACGCGTCGAAGACTGGGACCAGATCACCGAGCGGGTGGTGAAGTCCACCTACCGGCTGCCCGACGGTCGCGAGTTGCGCGTGCACATGACCGCGGTGGACAGCGGTGGTCAGGAGGGTGTCACCGACAAGGCGTATGCCTGGTGGCGGTCACTGAAGGCATCTGGCCTTCACCGCAGCGTGCGCCTGGTGAAGGGGCGGACCTCAGGCCCCCGGGTGGAAGAGACCTACCCGGATTCACGCAAGCGCAAGGACCGCAAGGCCGGCAGCAAGGGCGACGTCCCGGTACTGATGCTGAACACCAACATGCTGAAGGACGCGGTCCGCGGCGACCTGCAGCGTGATGCGCCGGGTCCTGGGTACATCCATTTCCCATCGTGGCTGCCGGCGAACTACTTCGACGAACTCTTCGCCGAGGTGCGCGGACCGAATGGATGGGATGAGATCCCGGGCCGGCGCAACGAGACGTCTGACCACTTCAACTACGTCCGCGCACTCTGGATCTTCCTGGGCGGCGAGAAGGTCCGCTGGAACGCGCCGCCGAGCTGGTGCGCGGAGTGGGACAGCAACCTCAACGTGATGAGCGCCGACGAACGGCGCGAAATGAAGGCGCGCGTGGTGCGCAAGCCACGGCCGCGCGTGGTGCGCAGCAAGTACATGGGACGATGAGATGGCGACTGCAGACGAACTCGATGCACTGATAGCCGAAGCAAGAGCCGCAAAACATGCGCTCGCCACGGGAACCTTGCTGGTTCGTCTGAGAGTCAGTGATCGCGACTCCACGTTCGCTCAGCCGGATACGGCCAAGCTCGACCGCCACATCGCCGATCTCGAGCGACAAAAGGCCGCGCTGTCAGGAACGCGACGCCGCCGAACCTTCCGTGTTTACCAAAGCGGTACCGGGTACTACTGATGACGCAGCCGATCTATGTCGCCGCGGCCCAGGGACGCAGGCTGCGCGTCATGCGCGCGCCCCTCGCGGGCCCGAACTCGATCACTGTCTCGGGGCTCGACACCATCCTGACCCGTGCGCGCGCCGCGGCCCGCAACGATCCCTGGGCCGGAACGGCGCTCGACAAGCTCACCTCCAACGGCATCGGCACGGGCATCCAGGCCAAGGCGCTGTGGGGCGCGAAAGAATGGCGCGCCACGGAAAAGAAGCTGTGGGCGCGTTTCGTGAAGCATTGCGATGCCGACGGTGTGCTCGATCTGTACGGACTCCAGGCGCTGGCCTGGCGCGAGTGGCACGAGGCCGGAGAGGTGTTCGTGCGGCTGCGAAAGCGCCGCCTGGATGACGGCCTCCCGGTGCCCCTGCAGCTGCAACTCATCGAGGCCGAGCAATGCCCGGCGAACTACTACGCCACAGCGAAGAACGGCAATCCGATCCGCGCCGGTATCGAGTTCAACCGCATCGGCCAGCGCATGGCCTACTGGATGTACAGGACGCACCCGGGTGACGCCATGAGCGGCACATCCGACTACAGCGGTCTGCTCGTGCGCGTGCCCGCCGACCAGGTGATCCACCTGTACGAGCCGCTGCGCGCCGGGCAGATCCGCGGCATCCCGCAGGCCACGTCCGTGCTGGTGCGCATGTTCAACCTGGACTCACTCGACGATGCCGTGCTCGAGCGCCAGAAGATCGCGAATTTATTCACCGGCTTCTACACGCGCACCCCGAACGCGGAGGAAGACGCGCCAGGGATGAAGGAGGACATGACCGGCGCCGACGGCCAGGAGCCGGCCGTGGATGCCGACGGCACGCCGCTCGCAGGCATGGAGCCCGCGACCATGCAGGAACTGCCGGAAGGGTGGGATGTGAAGTTCAACGACCCGCCCGATGCTGGCCCGAACTACAGCGAGTTCCTGCGCGGCCATCTCATGGCGATTGCGGCGCGCCACGGCGTGCCCTACGAGGTGCTGACGGGCGATCTGCGCGACGTGTCCGACAGAGCCCTGCGCCTCATCCTCAACGAATTCCGTCGCATCGTGGAGATGCGGCAGTGGCTGTACATGATTCCCCAGCTGCTGCAGCCCGTGCGCGAGGCGTACTTCGACGCCGCCGTGCTGGCTGGCGCCCTTGCCGTACCCGGCTACGCCGACCAGAAGGACGAGGTGGCCGAGACGTTGTGGGTGCCCCAGGGCTGGCCGTACAGCCACCCGGTGCAGGACATCGATGCCGACAAGAACGCCGTGCGCGCCGGATTCATCAGCCGAAGCAAGGTCGTGCTCAGCAATGGCGAAGACCCCGAGCAAATCGACGCTGAACTGGCCGAGGACAACAAGCGGGCCGATGGCCTCGGCTTGGTGCTCGACAGCGATCCGCGCAAGACCAGCAACGCCGGCCTGACGCAGGCGCGAGCCCCTGGCACCGAATTGCCGGACACCGGCAAAAAGTGAGGAGACAACACCCATGACCAAGAACATTGGCCTGCTGGCCCGACTCTTCCGGCGCAGCGAGTCGCCGATCGTGTCCCAGCTGTTCACGCAGGCGATCGGCAAACCGCTGCTGGTGCATCCCCAGCTCGGCCAGCAGCTGATTGGCGCGTACCTCCACGGCGCCGTGGAAGCGCGGCCCTCGACCGTGACCTTCGGCGAAATCGCCCCTGGGCAGCCCGCCACCGACGTGCAGCCTGAGGTGCAGGCGAGACGTGTCGGTATCCTGAACGTCTCCGGCGCACTGGTGAACCGGTACGAGGGCGACTGGTGCGACCCGGGGCCGCTCAGCTATGAGTCGCTGCGCTCCGCGTTCGACAGCCTGCTGGCTGACCCGACCGTCGAGGCGATTGTGCTGCGCATTGAGTCTCCCGGCGGCATGGCCTCCGGTCTTTTTGACCTGGCCGATCATGTCTTCGTCAGTCGCGGCATCAAGCCGATCTATGCGGCCATCGATGACTACGCCTATTCGGCGGCCTACGGCCTCGCAGCAGCAGCTGACGAAATCTGGATCACGCGCACCGGTGGCGCCGGTTCTGTTGGCGTGCGTGCGTTCCACGTGGACCAGAGCGAGTGGAACAGCAAGAACGGCCTCGTGGTAACCGAGATCATCTCCGGTGAACACAAGGCCGATCTGAGCCCGCACGCGCCGTTGTCTAAGGAGGCGCACGCGCGGCTGCAGGCTGAAATCGATAGCCTCCGCCAGCTCTTCGCCGGCTCTGTCGCGCGGTATCGCGGCATGGAGGTGGAGGACGTGCTTGCCACCGAGGCGCTTACCTATATGGGCGAGGAGGCGATTGCCGTCGGATTTGCCGATCGACTCGGCACGTTCACCGCGTTGATGGAGGAGATTGCGGCAGGCAGCGACGACCAGGGCGACACGGATGATGCCGCTGCCGCTGCCGACGACCAGCCCGCGCAGAGCGCCAGCCAGGAGCCCACACCGGCGGCTGCTGTCGCAGACCAGCATCCCGCCACCGCTGCGCCCGCCTCTTCCTCCCTGGAAGCCAACGCCGCGCGCGGCATGGTGGCTGCGGCCGTGGTTGCGGCGAACCTTGCCCCGGCCATCACGGCCGCCCTGCTCAAGCGCACCGCCACCGAGGCTTCGGCGCAGCTCACGCCCGACAACGTGGAGGCGGCCATCGCCGATGCCCGCGCAATTGATGACGCGTGCGCGGCCGCTGGCCTCCGTGACTACGCCGCCGATTACGTCGCCAGCGGCGCTGGCGTCGATGCGGTGCGTACCAAGCTGGCAGCGGCCGTGGCCGATGCGGGCCCCGAGATCGTGACCACCCACCCGGCCCCCCAGCCCGCCGCGGCCCGTGGAGCCATGACCAAGTCCCAAGAGATCTACAGCCGTCGCGCAGCCGCAGCCGGCCGTAGTAATTGAACCGCGGCGCAGGAGAAACACCTATGGCAACTCTTACCGAAACCACCCACGCCGGCGGCTTCATCCTCTCCGAGGCCAATGGCAACCGCAGTCGTGAGAACGGCATTCTCAACGCAGGTAACAACCTGGAGGCGGGCGCGGTACTGGGACGCATCCTGTACACCCAGGCCGCAGCGCCCAACCCGGCCGTCACCAAGGCCGAGGGCTCGTCTGCCAACGGCGTCATGACCAACGTCAAGCCAGGCCCGCTGGCACAAGTTGGCAACTACGTCGTGACGTGCATCACCGCGGCGGCAAACGGCGGCGTGTTCAGCGTAACCTCACCGGATGGCACCTCCTTGCCGAATGCCACTCTGGCAAGCGGATCCGTGGCGTACAAGAGCGAGCACATCGATTTCACGATCGCCGACGGCAGCAACGACTTCAAGGTGGGTGACAAATTCACCATCGCCATCACGGCCGCCGCCGCGCCCACCGTTGTAGGCACGGGCGACGGCACTATGTCCGCCGTCAGCCTCGGCCGGAGCGTTAAGCCTGGCACCTATCGGGTGGAGTGCGCCACCGCAGCGACGAATGCCGGCACGTTCCACGTGATCGACCCGGATGGTAATCGTCTCGGCGATCTGGTACTGGCCACGGCCACGCCCGGCTCGTTCACGAGCGAGCAGGTCAGCTTCACGATCACCGATGGCGATACCGACTTCGCTGCCGGCGACTACTTCCACATCGTCGTCGCGCGCGGATCGAACTACGGCCAATACACCGCCGTCGACCCGACCAAGACGGATGGTAGTCAGATCGCCGCCGCCATCCTGTACGCCGCCGTGGATGCGACCGCTGCTGATGCGGCCTGCGTCGTGGTCGACAATGATGCTGAGGTCAATCAGCATGAACTGGTGTGGCCTGACGGCATTACCGCAGCTCAGCAGGCCGCTGCCGTCGAGCAGCTCAACTCCCGCGGGATCTTCCTCCGCTGAGGCTGATCCGTAATCAACCCTGACCCCGCCTCGCGCGGGGTTTTTCATTTCTGGAGGAAGCAAACATGCCCGGCATGAACGTATTCGAGCAGGACGCCTTCGGCGTCATCTCGCTCACCGACGCCATCAACAACTTGCCTTTCGTCCCTGGCCGTGCCGGCCAGGTGGTCGACTGGAACGAACGCGGCATCACCACCACCTCGGTCATGATCGAGGAGCGCGACGGTGTGCTGCAGCTCCTGAACCCCACGCCGCGCGGCGGCCCCGGCGAGACCAAGGCGAAGGACAAGCGCCGTGCCCGATCGCTGCTGGTGCCTCACTACCAGCACGACGACGGCATCAACGCCGACGAGGTCCAGGGTGTGCGCGCCTTCGGTTCCGAGACCGAAGTTCAGAGCGTCATGGGGCTGGTGAACCAGCGCCTGCAGGATGCCGTCTCCCTGGTGCTCGACCCGACGCTGGAATACCAGCGCCTTGGCGCGGTGAAGGGCCTGATCCTGAACGCTGACGGCACCACGCTGTATGACCTCTTCACCGAGTTCGGTGTCAGCCAGGAGGCCGAGATTGACTTCGACCTCGACAACGCCAACCCCGCCAGCGGAGCCCTGCGCAAGAAGTGCGCGTCGGCCGTGCGCACCATCGCGGACAACCTGGGAGGCGTCGGTTTTGCCGGCGTGCACGCCTTCTGCGGCGATGCGTTCTTCGACGACCTGCTCGCCCACAAGGAGGTCATCGCCTCCTACGCCGGCACCCCCATGGCCAGTGTGTTGCGCGAGGGCTACATCTACCCGAACGGCAACAAGGTCTACGGCGCCTTCGAGTTCGGCGGCATCGTGTGGGAGAACTACCGCGGCAAGAATGGCGCGAACGCCATGGTGGACACTGACAAGTGCCACATCTTCCCGGTGGGCGTGCCCGGCCTGTTCCGCACCGTGTACGCGCCGGCGGATTACATCGAGACCGTCAACACCGTGGGCCTGCCCCGCTACTCCAAGCAGTGGCTGTCTGCCAATGGCAAGCGCGTGGAGATGGAGTCCCAGTCCAACCCGCTGTCCTACTGCACCCGTCCCAAGGTGCTGCTGAAGGGCAAGCGCACCTAATAGGAGTTGCCGGGCCCTTCGGGGTCCGGCTTTCCCCATGCTCAAGACCAACGTGCAGATTGATGGCGTCGGCGAATTCAAGGCGCGGTATGCGCGCTCGGCCATCGAAAAGGCCATGCGTCGCACGCTCAACGACCTGACGAGCCGGGCCGGCACGGCCGTGAAGCGCAAGATCAGGGAGATCTACAACATCAGGGCGCGCGACCTGGTGAAGCGCGGCACGCACAACCGGCAGGGCATGGAGGTGCGGTTGTCGCGAGGCGCGAGCGGCGATGCGTACATCATCGGCTTCGGAGGGCCACTGCCTCTCATCCATTTCGCCACAACACCGAAGACGCCCGATGCCGATCTCCGTCGCAAGCGCCGCAACGGTGTCCGGGTGAAGGTGAAGCACGCCGGCGGCACGAAGCGCCTCAAGCGCGTGTTTGTGGCGCGGATGCAGTCAGGTCACATCGGGCTGTTCGAGCGTACCGGCAGAGAACGCACGCCTATCCAGCAGAAGTACGGCCCCGGCGTCGGCAGCATGCTGGGCGGCAGGGAGTCCATGGACGAGATCCGCAAGACCATCAATTCCAACGCCCAGACCGTGTTCGATCGGAATGTGCGTTTCTACACGCAGATGGCGCGCAAGTGAACGAGCCCCTGGATGCCTACCTGCGCGTGCTTGGCGTGGACGCCACGTGGATCGGAGAGCCCCTTCGCGTGATCTTCTCGGACAAGTACGGCGCAGTCCAGGACGGACTGTACGAAATCGAAACCAGGATGATCACCGCACAGACCAAGACGGCCAGCATTGCCGGCATGGCCAAGGGCGACACGCTCACTGTGCGCGAAAAGGCCTACGTGGTTGACCGCGTGCGAGCAGATGCCGCGAACCCGGCCTGGTCGACCATCTACTTGGATATTAACGAATGAGACTGAACCCCGTCATCGTGCGCCTGCGTGAGCAGTGCCCTGGGCTGAAGCGTGTCGGGCATGCCGACTCCATGGAGGCCATCGACGGTCTGGCCGAGGTGCCGGCCGCATTCGTTCACCCGTTCGCCGACCAAGCGGGCGGCAACACGCTGGACAACGACGTGGCCCAGCGCGTCGGCGCGATGTTTGTGGTGCAGATCGTGGCGCGCACCAGTTCCGATTCGGCTGAGCCCCTTGAGGATGCCAGGGACGCCATCCGTTCTGCGCTGCTCGGCTGGCAGGGCGAATACCATGAGCCCATTGAATACGTTCGCGGCGAGGTCATTGACGTGAGCAAGCAAATCATCTGGTGGCGCGACATCTATGTCGTCGGCACCTACATCCGCAGCCTGTAAGGAGGGTGCCATGGCGAAAGGCGGCAGCTACATCATCGAGAAGCCCGGCGCGGACCCGCGCCTCGTGGAACGCACCATCAACCACCCGGACGGGAACGGCCCACGCCCTGCGCCCGAGCCTGTGCCGGCGCCACTGGATGCGCCTGCCACGAAGGTGCCGAAGACCACGGCAGCCTGACCGAACAACCAAAGCCACTCGAAGGGCCCGCAGCATGCGGGCCTTCTCATTTTAGGAGTTCACCATGGCCCTCAAATGGCGAAAGAAGATCATCCTCGCGAAGATCGAGGACGTGTACGGCACTGACGCCGTTCCGACCGGCGCGGTCAACGCGATCATGGCGACCAACATCTCCATCACGCCGCTGCAGGCGGACACTGTTGCGCGTGAGAACCCGCGACCGTACCTCGGCAATTTCGCCTCCATCCACGTGGGTGCGCATGTCGCCATCGAGTTCGACGTGGAAATGGCAGGCGCTGGCTCGGCTGGCGGCATCCCCGCTTACGGCTGCCTCATGCGTGCGTGCACTGAGGCGGAGATCAACACCGTCGGCGTGAAGACCGAATACAAGCCGGTCAGCGAGGACGAGGAGGCGGTCTCGATCTACTTCCACTTCGACGGCCAGAAGCATGCGCTGCTTGGCTGCCGTGGTGACTGGGGCTTCCGCATCAATGCGAAGGGCCTGCCTTACATCCACTTCAAGCTCCTGGGCCTGTGGGTGGACCCGGCTTCCGTTGCGGATCCGACCACGACGCTCACGGCCTTCAAGGACCCGTTGCCTGTCTCGAAGGTCAACACGCCGACGTTCACCGTCCACGGTTATGCCGCGAAGGTACAGAGCTTTGAGTACACCAAGAACAACGCCGTGGGCCATCGTGACCTGATTGGCGTCGAAGAAATCGCCGTCACCGACCGCGCGCCCGGCGCCACACTGGTGCTGGAGGCCCCGGCGCTCTCGGCGAAAAACTTCTTCACCATCGCCAAGGGCGAAACGCTCGGTGCCGTGCAGCTCATCCACGGCACCACCGCCGGAAACAAGATCCAGTTCGATGCGCCGTCGGCACAGGTCAACGGTGTGTCCTACTCCGAGGCGGACGGCAACATCATGCTGAGCCTCGATCTCGCGTTCATCCCCGTCAACGGCGATGACGAAACCGTCTTCACGGCGAGCTAAGCCATGTTCAAGATCGCACTCTCCGACACCTACACATGGCCCGTCACCGTCGACCTCGCCGAGGACGGCGGCAAGCGGCACAAGGCCACCTTCGACGCCGAGTTCAAACGCGTGTCCCAGGAGCGTGTCGACCAGCTGGTGACGGAGCCTCCCGGCGACAAGGCTCTGGCGGACGAGGTCATGGTCGGCTGGTCCGGCGTGTATGACGCCAACGACCAGGAGTTGCCGTACTCGGAAGAGAACCGCGCCAAGCTGCTCAGCATCACCGGCGTGCGCGCGGCCATCGTCCGGTCCTTCTTCGACTCCCTCTCGGGCGCGCCGCGAAAAAACTGATCGAGGCCGCCGCGGCTTGGGCGCGCGAGGCGTGGCTCGGGCGCGGCGGCGGCCGCGACGAAACCGATGCAGACGCCGCGTTCTTCGGCATCGCCTACGAGGCGCGGGCCGACGCCGAGACCTTCGACGTTTGGCCCGAGAACTGGGGTGCCGTCAGGCTGTTCATGGACTGCCAGACACAGTGGCGCGTAAGCCCACTAGGCAGGCCGCTGGGGCTTGATTACACCGGTGTGGAAGCGGTCATGCGTATGCACGGCAAGGCCTGTGATTCTGCACTGTTCGCGCAGCTACAGGTCATGGAGTTCGCTGCGCTGGAAGAACTGAGCACGGCGCAATAGGGGCACTTCTTTGGAAACGACGATCCGACTGAGACTCGCGACCACGGGCAGCGGCGCGGAGATCATCACGTCCACCGGCAAGAAGTTGGACGCGCTCGGCACGCAGGGCAAACGTGCCGGCCAGTCTGTTGCCTCTGGCATGGAGGAGGCGCGCGCCAGCGTGGCGCGCTTGGTATCCGCCGGTGCCCTGGTGGCGGGTGGTGGCTACGCCCTCAAGCTGGCGGACGAGTACAACCTGCTGACCGCACGCATGCGTCTCGCCGCTGGCGAGGGTGCGAACGTTGCCCAGGTGCAGGAGGACCTGTTCCGCACGGCGCAGGACAGCCGTGCCGACCTTTCCGCCACGGTCGACCTCTACACCCGGCTGGCGCCGGCCATCAGGGAATACGGCGGCTCGCAGCAAGATGCGATCGCGGTCACAGAGGCTGTAGGCAAGTCGCTGAAGCTATCCGGCGCCGACGCGGCCGCGTCCACGTCTGCCATCCTCCAGTTCGGCCAGGCCCTGGCCTCCGGCAAACTGCAGGGCGACGAGTTCCGCGCCGTGATGGAGGCCTCGCCGCGGTTGGCCCAGGCTCTCGCAGACGGCCTCGGTGTCGCTCGCGGCGAACTGAAGGAGATGTCCTCCCAGGGCGTGCTGACGGCCGAGACGGTTGTGCAGGCCCTCCTGTCCCAGCGAGATGTGCTCGCGCGGGAATTCCAGGAGTTGCCGCCCACCATCGGCGACTCGCTCACGCAGATACGCAACGAGGTGTCGAAGCTGCTCGGCGGCATGGACGGCGCCACGGGCGTCACCAGCGGCCTTGCCAGCGGACTCTCCACGGTTGCCGATAACCTGGACGTGGTCGCCGCCGGTGTCGGCGTGCTGGCCTCCGTGCTCATCGGTCGAGGCGTGGCGGCGAGCGCGGCCTACACGGCGGAGAAATGGGCCGAGATCCGAGCGGAGCATGAAGCGGCGGCTGCCAAGGCGCGCGGGGCAGCAGCCCTCCGCGAACATGCCGCCATGTTGCTGGCAGATGCCAAGGCGGCAGCGGCCAACGCAACCGGCATGCAGCGACTGGCGATGGTGCAACAGCAGGTTGTCCCGGCGCGCCAGAACCTCGACCGCCTCACCGCATCGGCGGCGAGTGCGGCGGCCGGCGTGCGTGCGATCGGCGTGGCAGGCCGGGCGCTGGCATTCCTCGGCGGACCTGTCGGTGCAGTGGTCACCGCCATCGGCGCAGCGAGCACGGCGGCGGCCCTGTTCGCCGGCTCGTCGCGTGAGGCGTCCGCCGGCACGCGGGACTGGCGCGAGGAAACCTATCGGTTGCGTGGCGAGCTGAAGGAGCTCGACCGCTATGAGACGCAGAAGAAGATCTCCGAGATGAAAGAGCGCGTGGCCGAGTTGCAGGCCCAGTTGCGCAGCGCGCCTGGCATGTGGGAGGTGATCACGGGTGGAGGCGGGGCGCGCAAGGACGCTGAGATCGAACTCGGCAATCTCCGCCGCGCACTCTCGGCTGCGAATGACCGGCTCTCCGACCTCGATCAGCAGCAAAAGAAGACCACCACGAGCACCGATGAGCTGACCAAGGCTGATGGCCGCTTGCTCGATCGCCTCCTTCCCCTGCGTGCCGCTTACCGCGACTACTACGCCGACCTGAAGACCCTGAATGCGGCCTATGCGCGTGGCGCGATTGGCGCCGACGAGTACGCCGAGGCATTGTTCAATCTGAATGCCGGGCTTGAGCGCAGCATCGAAAAAGCCGACAGCGCCGGAGACTCGCATTCTCGGTTCGCCGGAAGCGTGAAGTCCGCCGTGGTGGGCATCAGCGAAGAGGCCAAGGCCGTGACGGCCGCCACGGAGGGCGCGCTGTCCTCGGGCGAGAACGCATGGGTGGAGTTCGCCACCACCGGCAAGACCTCCATGGAGGACCTGGCCAACGCGGTGGCGCGTGAGATTGCGCGCATGCAGTACGCGGCGCTCGCCGCGCAGGCGTCCAGCGGGCTGCTGAATTCGTTTTTCGGCGGCATCCAAAATGGATTCAACTTCGGTACCGCCTCCACCTACAGCACCAACGTTGGCAGCGAGCAGACCGCCATGCTGGCGCAGCAGGATGCGGGGCTGTTCCACACGGGCGGCGTGGCGGGCGCGTCGACCACGCAGCGCACGCTGCCGGCGGCGGTGTGGGCGGGCGCGCCGCGGTATCACTCCGGCGGCGTCGCGGGGCTGTCGCCCGACGAGGTGCCGGCCATTCTGTTGCGCGGTGAGCGCGTGTTGAGCCGGGAGGAATCGGCGGCGTATGGCGCGGGCGCCAGTGTGACCATCCTTCAGACGTTCCATTTCCACGGCGCAAACCCCAACGACGAGGCGCGCATGAGCGCCTGGGCTGCGGAAGTGGAGCGCCGCACCCGCGCCGCCATCATCAACGAAATGAACCGCCGCGGCCCGGCCGCGCGCGCCTCCGGACGTTCGAGGTAAGCATGCCCACGCTCGATTTCCCCACCAGCATCCGCCCTGCCCGCGTGCGCTGGAAGTTGCTCAGCAATACCCAGGTGCACGAGTCGCCGCTGTCGGGCGTGCCCACGTCCTATGAGTTGCCCGGGGCGCGCTGGGAGGCTGTGCTCGAGTTCCGCGACTGGCGTCGCGCTGAGCTGGCGGTGCTGGAGGTGTTGATTGCCAGGCTGCGCGGCCGCGCCGGCCGGTTCCGGCTGTGGCACCACGCCCGCGAGATCCCGCGCGGCGTAGCGACGGGTGCGCCTGTGGTGTGCGGCAACCAGAACATGCTCACCTGGTCTGAGCAGTTCGACAACGCGGCGTGGACGTTTACGAATTCACCGACCATCACTCCGGATGCTGCGGTCTCACCGGCCGGCACGACAACCGGCGATCTCATCGTCCCGGCCGACGGCCTGGACACCGCATGCTCACGCGTGCTGACGATCGCCGAGGGCGACGTGTACGCACCATCGCTGTACGCGAAGACGGCCGGCATGGACACGATCACGTTCTCCGCCGCGGCCTCCGTATTCGGCGCCGAGCAGACCGTTGTGTTCGACCTGGCCACGGGAGAACCAACCACAACCGCCGGCACCGCAACTGGCCACATCGATCCGGACATCGGCGGATGGTTCCGCCTGTCGCTGACTGGTCTTCCGTCGGTCGTGTCGTCTGGTGATCACGAGTGCTACCGGTGGACGCTGCCAGTCGGTGACGGCGTGGCAGGCATGTATTTCTTTGGCGGGCAGCTTCAACCGTACGGCCGCGGCGACTACATCGAGACCGAAGACGCACCGGCATTGCCCGAGGCGCAGACCGGCACCGCCTTACGCACCTCGGGATGGACGCCGAACACCCTCGGCGTTCTTATGGCCGGCGATCTGCTCGAGGTGAACGGCGAGCTGAAAATGCTGGTGCAGGACGCGGACTCCGACACGTTCGGCAACGCCACGCTGGTATTCGAGCCGCCGCTCCGCAGTGCCCCGCCCGACATGACACCCATCATAACCACGCGGCCCTGCGCGACGTTCATGCTCGCGGCTGATGATATCGACATCGAGCACGCGCGCTCACTGGGTTCGCTCACGCTCTCGTGTATGGAGGCCATCGAATGAGTAGCGACCGCCCCATGGACGCCGCCATCGATGCGGCGTTGGACGAGAGCAACATCACGGTGGCCGTGCTGGTGGAGCTGGAACTCACGGCGCCGGTGCGGGCGTGGAGCGGCGTGGGCACGCTCTCGTGGGACGGCAAAGACTTCCTGGGCGTGGGTCAGTTCGGCGGCATCAGCCAGTTGGAGGAGTCCGACGAGCTGCGCGCCACGGGTTACGCCATATCACTGAGCGGCATCCCGCCCGAGATGATTTCCATGGCGATCTCCGAGCCCATGCAGGGCAAGCCGGCGAATGTGTGGGTGGCGTTCTTCGACGAGAACCACCAGCTGCTCGCCGACCCGGTGGGCCCGTGGCGCGGGCGCATCGATACGTCGGACGTGGAGCTGGGCGACACGGCCACGGTGACCCTCGCTGTCGAGTCCCGCCTCATCGACTGGGAGCGGCCGCGTATCCGGCGCTATACCGACGCGGATCTGAAGGCGGAATACCCCGGTGACCGGGGGCTGGAGTTCATTACCGCCATGGTGGACGCGAACATCATTTGGGGGAGGGGCTGATGGGCTACGTGCTCGTAACGGTGGCGCTGTGCGCGCTGGTGGTGGGTGACATCGTGCGTGGCCTGGAACGGGACATGGAGGGTTATTGATGCCCGTGAAACTGACCCGCGTGGAAGGCTGGCCCGCCAAGCTGTCCGCCGCCATCGAGGCGGGGCGCACGCGGCCGTTCCGTTGGGGGCAGCACGACTGCGCGCTGTTCGCGTGCGCGTGCATCGAGGCCATCACCGGTGTGGACCTGGGCGCGCAGGTGCGCGGGCGGTATCACTGCGCGGACGAGGCCGAGGCCATCATGGAGGCGGTGTACGGCGTGCCCGACGTGGGCGGCGTGGCGGACAGCCTGCTCGGCGAGCCGGTGCCCGTGACGCTGGCGCGCCGCGGTGACGTGGTGTTGCTGGACATCACCCACGGCCCCGCCCTGGGCGTGTGCGTGGGCGCGGTGGCGGCCGGGGCCGGGCCGGAGGGGCTGGTGTACGTGCCCATGCAGCGCTGGCTGCGGGCGTGGAGGGTGTGACGTGGCGCCGGTCGTAATTGCTGTTGCTGCGTACGCCGCGGGCTCGGCCACCGGCTCCATGTTGGTGGCCATGGCCGTGAGCTACATCGGCAACCAGCTGCTGGCCAGCCAGCAGAAGCTGCCCGATTTCACGCGCGAGCGCCAGCACGTGCTGCGCTCTGCCTCGCAGGCGCGCCAGGTGGTCTATGGGCGCGCCATGGTGTCAGGGCCGTTGGCGTTTGCGCGGGCGAGCAAGGTAAAGGAGCCGAAGCCGGGCGGGCTCACAGGACAGACGCGCAAGGCGGAATACCTGCACCTTGTGATCCCCATCGCTGGCCACGAAATCGATGCAGTTGAAGAGGTGTGGTTCGACGACCGGCCCGCCAGCGAGTACGACAAATTCGGCAAGTCCCATGTCGTGCGCATCGGTACAGAGAAGGCCTACAGCGAATACGACACATGGGCCCGCCTCGCGCCGTCATCGTTGGTCAGCGTGACTATCGATGGCGTGACGTATGACAACGCTGGCAGCACGGTGCAGGCGAAGCTGGAAGCCGCCGGTTTCACGGTGCGCGATGATTTCTGGACCTACATCGAGCGCGGCACCGTGTTCAACCTGACTGCCGTGAGCATCACGAGCGGCACGCCGAAGTGGATGGTGCAGCAGACGGCGGACCCCATCTACTTCTGGCGCGCCCACCTTGGCACCGCCGACCAGCTCGCCGACGGCGACCTGGTGGCTCAGGTGGAGGAATGGACCAACGCCCACCGCCTGCGCGGCATCGCGTATCTGTACGTACGGCTGCGCTGGAATGCGGACGCCTGGAAGACCGGCATTCCCAACATCAAGGCCATCATCCGCGGAAAGAAGCTGTACGACCCGCGCACCGGCACCACCGCCTGGAGCGAGAACGCGGCCCTGTGCGCGCTGGACTGGGTGCGCAGCCCGTGGGGTATCGGCGCGCCGGATGATGAGATCGACATGGCGAGCTGGATCGCCGCGGCAAACGTGTGCGACGAGGACGAAGTGACGCCCACGGGCACGCAGAAACGCTACACGGCAGGCGGCGTGATCACGCTCGACATGGCCCCGGTGCAGGCGCTGGAGCAGCTGACCAGCGCCATGGCTGGCCGTGCGTTCGATTTCATGGGCCGCTGGTACGGGTACGCCGGTGCGGACGTGCCGGCCACGGTGACGCTGACGGAAGACGACCTGCGCGGACCCATCCGCGTGCGGCCGCGGCCGAGCCGCCAGCAGTTGTTCAACGCCGTGCGCGGCACCTACGTGGATCCTGAGCAGCACTGGGCGGCCACGGAGTTCCCGCCCGTGGCCAATGCCATGTACCAGGAGGAGGACGGCGGCGAGCAGATTTTTTCGGACATCGAACTGTCGTTCACCACCGATCCGGTACGCGCGCAGCGCATCGGCAAGATCGCCTTGGAGCGCGCGCGCCAGGCCATCACCGTGGAGTTCCCGGCGAAGCTCACGGCCCTGCGCGTGAGGCCGTGGGTGCCGATTCGTCTGTCCATCGATCGGCTGGGGTGGTCGGAAAAGCTGTTCGTGGTGAAGGACTGGAAGCTCTCCGAGGACTTCGGCATCGACCTGACGCTACAGGAATACGCGGCCGAGGCCTGGGACTGGAACAGCGGCAGCGCCACCACTGTCGACTTGGCGCCGAATACCAATCTACCGGACCCGTTCGACGTGGATCCGCCCGCCAACGTGGTGCTCTCCAGCGGTGCCGCGGATCTGCTTGTCGCCGGCGACGGCACCCTGCAGAGCCGCATCCGGGTGGCCTGGGGCGAGCCTGATGACGCGTTCGTTTCGAGCGGTGGTCGCACGGAGGTTGAATACCGGCGCTCGGACGAGGAGGGGACCTGGAAGAGCGTGCCACCCGTGACCGGCGTGGACCGTGAGGCATTCATCGCGCCGGTTATAGATGGCGCGCTGTACGACGTGCGCGTGCGGCACGTGAACGCCCTGGGCGTGCCCGGCGAGTGGGCCACGTTTTCGCGCTACCAGGTGGAAGGCAAGATGGCCGCGCCGGCGGACGTGCATACGTTCGGCGCCGAGATCCGAGACCGGCAGATCTACCTGTACTGGTCCGCCGTTCCGGATCTTGATGTGCGCGAATACGAAATCCGCCGCGGCGGCAGCGACTGGTACAGCGCGGCGTTCGTGTGCCGCGTGTCGGGCACCGATACCTACCGCGAGGCGCAGGCGGGCGCGAGCACGTGGCGCATCAAGGCGGTGGACACCAGCGAGAACCCGAGCGAAAACGACGCCGTGACCACGCTGGTGATCAACCCGCCAGTGGTGACCTCGCTCACGGCGGAGGTCATCGACAACAACGTACTGCTGCGCCACACCTCCACGGCGGGCACGCTTCCTATCGCCAGCTACGAGATCCGACGCGGTGCGGCCTGGGAGACTGCCGTGGTCATCGGCACGGACGTGGCCTCGTTCACCCCGTTGTTCGAAACCGTCGCCGGTGATTACACCTACTGGGTTGCCGCGGTTGACATTGCAGGCAACTACGGCACACCCAAATCGGTGGGCGCACACGTCATGCAGCCCCCCGATTACGTGCTGAACGTGCACTGGATTGACGACCTATCGGGCAGCATGACCAACATGATCGCCGAGGCCGGGCAGCTGGTGGGCAACATCGACACCAGCGAGACATGGGCCGAGCATTTCACCAGCAATAGCTGGGCGAGCCCGCAGGACCAGATTGCCGCGGGCTATCCGTTGTACATGGAGCCAGCGCTCAGCTCGGCCCAGTACGTGCGCACGTTCGACTACGGCACGCAGCTGGGCGGCTCCATGATCACGGTGATCCTGGCGCCGCAGGTGCTCTCCGGTTCGCCGGCGTTCGCGGCCACCATCGAGGTGAGCGCGGACGGAACCACGTGGACCACCTACGCGGGCGTGTGGCAGGTGTACGCCTCGTCCTTCCGCTACGTGCGCATCACCCTCGACGTGACCGGCGCTGGCGTGTACCGGCTCAATCCGGTGGAGGTGCGCCTGGATGCGAAAAGGAAAACGGACGGCGGCATGGGCACGGCGAACGCGGCGGATGCGAGCGGCACGGAGGTGTTGTTCAGCGAGACCTTCGTGGACGTGGGCTCCATCACCGTCACGCCGGCGGCGGGCGGCACCGCGGCCTACGGCCTCTACGATTTCACGGATACGCCGTATCCCACCGGGTTTTCGGTGTACCTCTACGACAAAGACGGCGCCCGCGTAAGCGGGAATTTCAGCTGGACAGCCAGGGGATTCTGATGGCAGACCACGGCACACCTCAAATAACGACGCATTACGCCACGCTGCTCGCGCTGGTGCACGAGCGCATGGTTGATCTGGCGCTTGGTCTCGACGGTGTTGGCACAAACCTTCCCGTGGGCGCCGTGCGCTGGGACGGCGGGGCGAAGAAGTGGAAGAAATGGAGCGGCAGCGCGTGGGGCGACCTGACCGACGTGTTCGACATCAAGAACACCGCCGCCAACACAAACTGCAACGCCGTTATGGGCAAGACCAACGTACAGGACGCCCTGGGGGCGCTGGCCGGCATCATACCATCGGGCACGCGCATGCTGTTCCAGCAGAGCACCGCGCCAACCGGGTGGACGAAAATCACAGACCACAATAACAAGGCGTTGCGGGTGGTAAGCGGCTCGGCAAGCTCCGGCGGCTCCATGGATTTCACGGCGGCATTTGCGAGCGGGCGAGCGGCGAGCAGCGTGACCGTGACAGGTACGGTTCTCGGATCATCGCTCAGCGCGGATCAGTTGGCTTCGCACAAGCACGAAAGCCCGTACGCAGCGAACGACACCCGCTATGTGCAGACATCCAACGGATACGTTGTATTCCCCGGTAATGATCGTGCGCTCGGCTCAAGTGGCTCGGGCTACAGCGACCGAAAGCGGTATCGTACGGACAGCAGAGGCGAAGGCAATCCTCACGGCCACCCGTTTAGCGCCAACGCCCATAGCCACACCATGGATATGAACGTGAAGTATGTTGATGTGATCATTGCGAGCAAGAACTGATGAAACTGGAGATAGAACACAACTGCCCGATGGCCGGGTTCGAGCCGTGCAGGCAGATGAAGTGCGCGTGGTTCGTGCAGATGCGCGGCGCGCACCCGCAAACCGGCGAGGACGTGGATGAGTGGGGCTGTGCGGTGGCTTGGCTGCCTGTGCTGCTCATCGAAAATGCGCAGCAGCAGCGGCAGACCGGCGCGGCCGTCGAATCGTTCCGTAATGAGATGGTGCAGGCGAACAATGCCAGCCAGGAGGTTCTTCTGGCCACGTTGACCTTCGGCGGCCAGAACCCGACCCATCTGCTGGGAGGTAGGAAGTGAATCCGAACCGCGTCACCATCGTGCAAGACGACGGCCTGATTTCCGTCGACGGTCGGGCCTTTCTCGGCCTGGACATGAGCCTGCTCGATCCGCAGATCCACGCCTTACAGTGGTATGGCCAACGCGGCGAGATCGAGATGAAAGGAGACGCCACGTGCCCGCCCTGCAACATTGAGATCACGAGTCTCGCTCCCTTCGCCGACGTGCTGGCCGTGTGGCAGGCCGCGGCCGACGCCGAGGATGCGCCGCCGACCATTCGCCAGATCGCAGACCGGCGCATCGCGGCGCTCTCCGCCGACTGCGAAGCGGCCATCGTCAGCGGCTTCATCTCGAACGCCCTGGGGGCTCCTCATCGCTATCAGTCAGACAGGGACGACCAGGTCAACCTGGTGGGTGCCGCGACTGCTGGGGTGGATATGCCGTTCAAGTGCTCGGACGAGGACGGTGTGTGGGCCTACCGCCTCCACTCCTCCGCGCAGCTCCAGCAGGTACTCGCGGACGGCGCCCGCGTGAAGCTGGGGTATCTGCAACGCTTTGCTACGTTGCGCGCCCAGGTGGAAGCGGTGGTCGCTGACGCCACGCGGGAAGATGCGGAGCAGCGGATCGCGATTGAAGGGGTGGTGTGGTGAGGGTGAGCGCAGGGCGTGTGTGCTTTCACGCCCTGCGCCTTGACATGTTACGGTGTCGCAACAAAGTCACGATGCGCCACCCATCGTCACCGTACACGTCAGTGTGTTTGCACCGTCCGAACGTGACGCCAGGAATGTTGCGTGCATCGTAAATTCCAGAGTTATGCCCTCGGTAACAACGAAGTCAAAGCTGAATGTTCCAACCTGATCAATGTAATCCTGCCGCTCTTCGAACCGTCCCGGAGTAACGCATGTCCCGCACCATCCAAGGCACCCTCAAGTTCCCCAATGGCAGTCCCATCCCCAGCGCCTCCCTGGTGTTCGAGGCCACCGCGAACTCGGCCACCGTGCCGAAGCGCGTCGCGGCCAGCCTCACCATCACCGAGGGGGCCTACAGCGGCGCGATCGAGATCGGCACATACGACATCCGGCTGCGCATCACCAGCACCATCGTGCTCGCCCGCGCCGTCGTCGTCGCCGCCGGCGACGCCATCGATGTGATGGCGCTGATTGGGGCAGGCGATCCGCTCACCTCGCTCATCCAGCAGGCGTGCGAGGCGGCGGCGTCGGAGGCGCAGGCCAGCGCCACCGCTGCCGCCACCAGCGAAACCAATGCCGCTGCGAGCGAGACGGCTGCGTCGGCATCGGCGACGAGCGCCGCCAGCTCTGCCGCTGCTGCCGCCACCAGCGAAACCAATGCCGCTGCGAGCGAG